GAGAACTCTATCGTAGATGCTAACAAAGATGGTTTACCTGTTTCTGTTACTCTAGGTGGAGCTTCTGCTGATGGTACTATTCAATTAACTATGATGTACGTTGTAGATTAATTAATAAAATTTTAGGGGGTGGAAGCGAGAGTGAAAACCCCCTAGAGTGCATGAAGAAGATACAAGATTTAAAACCTGTATTACATTTTAAAAAAGATAATTATGTATATAGGTATGTATTAGTAGATAGGTTTGAACATGATACTAAATATCATCATGGCTTTGATACTAAAGAAGAGAGAACAACAAAAGAAATTTTTGCTTTAGAAAAAGATAGACAGATAAGGCGAAAGTATATTATAAGGAAGTAGTATGGCATCAATAGTAGATATTTGTAATGGAGCATTAAATCAACTTGGTGCAACAACTATACTTTCACTTACAGAAGATTCAAAAAACGCTAGACTTTGTAATCAAAGATATACTCAAGTTAGAGATGGTGTGTTTAGATCACACCCTTGGAATTGCTTACAGAAAAGAATTGAACTAGCAGCAGATACTACAGCTCCTGCATGGGGTTTTAGTTACGCTTATACACTACCATCAGATTGTTTAAGACTACTTAGAATATTAGATTATGATTCTAATTACAAAGTAGAGGGTAGAAAAATATTATCTAATACATCTAGTATGAAAATATTATATGTTGCTAGAGTTACTGATCCCAATGAATATGATGAGTTGTTAAGAGAAACTTTATCTGCTGCATTAGGTGCTGATATTGCTTTTGGAATTACCTCTAATAATCAAACATCTCAAAATATGTATCAACTGTTTCAAGAAAAATTAAGAGATGCTAGATTTGTAGATTCAACTGAAGGTCAAAACATAGAACAAGATCTAGGTATGGCAGACGTAATAGACGCAGGTACATTTATTAACTCAAGGTACTAACCTATGGCTAGAGTTGCAGTTCAATTAACGAACTTTACAGGCGGTGAGCTATCTCCAAGATTAGATGGTAGAAATGATTTAGCAAAGTATTCTTCTGGTTGCTCAACCTTAGAAAATTTAATTGTATATCCACATGGCTCGGCAGCTCGTAGACCGGGTACAAACTTTGTTGCTGAAGTAAAAGATAGCACAAAGAAAACAAGATTAATTCCTTTTGAATTTTCTACAACACAAACTTATATGTTAGAGTTTGGCAATCAGTACATAAGATTTTATAAAGACAATGGTCAGATTTTATCTGGTGGTTCAGCTTATGAAATATCATCACCTTATTTAGAAGCAGAACTATTTGATTTAAAATTTGCACAGAGTGCTGACGTTATGTACATCTGTCATCCAAATCATGAAGTAGAAAAATTATCTCGTACTGGTCATACATCTTGGTCTCTTACAGATGTTGATTTTACTAATGGTCCATACTTAGATACCAACATATCAACAACAACTTTAAATCCTGGTTCACATACAGTAGGTACAGGAGTTGCTTTAGTTGCTAGTGCAGTTACAGGTATTAATAATGGCTCTGGATTTGTATCAACTGATGTTGGAAGATTAGTTAGATTTAGAGATGGTTATGGAAAAATAACTGGAGTAACAGATACGACTAATGCTACAATAACTATTATAAAAGATTTAGGATCAGCAACTGCTTCAACAGATTGGTCTTTAGGTGCGTTCTCAGATACCACAGGTCATCCTTCTTGCGTAACCTTTTTTGAGCAACGATTAGTATTTGCTGCAACATTAAATAATCCACAAACAGTTTATTTCTCAAAGTCTGGTGATTATGAAAACATGGATGCAAATATAGGTGGAACGATTGCAGATGATGATTCAATTATTTATACAATCGCTTCTAACCAAGTTAATGCAATTAGATTTATGACAGCAACTAGAACTTTAATTATTGGTACTGCTGGTGGTGAGTTTGCAGTTAGTGGAGGTGGTGCAGATAATGCAATCACTCCAACAAACATATTAATTAAAAAACAATCTAACCATGGTGCAGCTAACGTAGATGCTATAGCTGTAGGTAACGCTACATTATTCTTACAACGTGCTAGAAGAAAAATTAGAGAACTAGCTTACAACTTTGATGTTGATGGTTACATAGCTCCAGACATGACAATCCTTGCCGAACACATTACTGAGGGTGGTTTAACACAAGTCGCATATCAACAAGAACCCAATCAAATTATTTATGCAACTAGAGAAGATGGAGAGTTAGTTGGATTAACTTATCAAAGAGAGCAACAAGTAACTGCTTGGCATAGACATATCTTTGGTGGAAGATTTGGTGTAGCAACACTAACAGTTTCTGATTATGCGAACATTGCAAATGGAACTAAAATAACTTTAACAAAATCAGATGGTACAACTGTAGACTTTAACTCTACTACAGGAACTGCTGGAACTAATGAATTTAAAACTGAAACTAACAACAATACTACAGCAACTAATTTAAAAACTGCAATCAATGCTCACGCTAACTTTACTGCAACAGTATCAAGTGCAGTAGTTACAATTACTGAAACAGCACATGAAGCAACAGGATATTTAACTATTAAAAGTTTTGACAGCACAAGATTAACTTCAACAAGCGAAGGTAAGGCAGTAGTGGATAGTGTAGCTGTTGTTCCTACAGATGACAAAGAATATCAAACATGGGTAATTGTAAAAAGAACAATTAATGGTGCAACTAAAAGATATGTTGAGTATCTAAATGAACTTGACTTTGATGAAACAGATAACACATCGTTTAATTTTTTAGATAGTGCGTTAAGTTATAGTGGTAGTGCTGCAACAAATATTTCTGGATTAGCACACCTTGAAGGTCAAGTAGTTGCTATACTAGCGGATGGATCTACACATCCCAATAAAACTGTAAGCTCTGGTGCAATAACTTTAGATCGTTCAGCAAAGGATGTTAAAGTAGGTTTAGCATTTACATCTTTATTACAAACCATGAGACTAGACGCTGGATCACAAGATGGTACATCTCAAGGTAAAACTAAAAGAATATATGATATTACAGTTAGAATGTTTGAAACTATTGGTATAGAGGTAGGACCAAACCTAGATGATATGGAAAGAATACCTTTTAGATCTTCTGCTGATTTAATGGATGAGGGTATACCACCATTTACAGGGGATAAAGAAATAGAATTTAGAGGAAATTATGAGACAGATGGGTTTATTTATGTTAGACAAACTCAACCTTTACCTTTTACAATTTTATCGTTATACCCAAGGTTAGTAACAAATGATGGATAACATACTACATATAGTGCCTTATACTGCACAGCATGGAAAATTTATTTTATCATGTCAAATGAACCATAAGGTATTAGAAGCAGATAGACATTATATCAATGTTGATGGTGATGCTAAAAACTTAGTACAAGATCATTTAGCATTTACTGGTATCGTTAATGACAATCCTATCTTTGCTGCAGGAATGAAAATGATTTGGGGTCAAGTCGCAGAGGGTTGGGTGATTGCAACAAGTGAAATGTGGAAACATCCACTTAGTGTTGCTAAAGCAATTAAAAAAGATTTTGCAAGAGTTGCTAAAGAAAATAATATTACTAGAGTTCAATCTGCAATCAGAAAAGATTTTTCTGAAGGTCAAAGATTTGCAGAGTGGTTAGGTTTAGAAAAAGAAGGTTTGATGAGAAAATGGGGTTTTGATGGCTCAGACCAATATATGTATGCGAGGTTATTCTAATGGGATGGCAGGCAGCAGTAGTAGGTGCATTAGGTGTAGCACAATATCAGCAACAAGGTGCGATTGGTAAATACAATAAAGGTGTAAATGATAGAAATGCTTTGATTGCAGAGCAAGAAGCTATAGCCATAGAAAAACAAACTGAATTTAATCTTGCTAAATTTGATAAACAGTTTTCACAATTACAAGGTCAAACAAAAGTAGCAACATTAAAATCTGGAGCAACCTTATCTGGAACTGCATTAAATAATTTAAGATATAATGTTGAACAAAGTAAAATTCAAAAAAATGTTATAGAATACAATTCTAAAGTTGCAGCTAATAAAAAAATAGAAGAAGCAAATTTTGCTAGAATTAAAGGAAATATTGCTATGCAACAAGCTAAACTTGCACAACTTCAGACAGTTACTTCTACAGGAACAAGTTTATTAAAAATGGGAGGATATATTGCCTAAAATTCCTACATTTACAGCAGAAGGTTCTCCTACAGCAGAAGTTGGAGCTGTAAAATCAAATATTCAAATACCTTTATCACAAACTATTGGTACTGCTCTAGCACCAGTTACTAAAGCTATTGTAGATTATAAAGTTAAAGAAAAAGGAATTGAAAATAAAACAGAAGCTCTTGAATTAGAAAACAAATCTGTTTTAGAATTAAATGATGTAGCTCAAAAAGCATCTTCTTTATATAAAAATTCTGATCAAGCTAATGCTTATCTTATGCAAGAAAGCAAAGTCATAAGAGATAAATATGCTGCTTTAGCATCTAACAGTATGGTTAAGACTATGTTTAATAATAACTATCTATTAGAAGAACAAAAAAAAATATTTTCAGTAGATAATGCTGTTTATAAAAATTTAGTTCAATCAAGAGCTATTGAATCAACAGCTAAAGAAGAAAGAATTTTAACAGATGCTTTATATGGTAATAATGAATTGTCAAAAAAACAATTACCAACAGATTTAAGTCAAATATATTTAGATGATTATAATGATGGATTAATTGATATAGATACTTATGAAGCAAAAATAGCAAGTATACCAAATACCATAGGATATTTTCAAGTACAAAAAGATATTACTAATGACCCAATTCAAACTTATGTAAATTTAAACACAGGTGGGTATGAAGGTTTAACATTAAAAACTAGAGAAGAACTAAAAAGAGATGCTAAATTAGAAGCAACACCTATACTACGAGAAAATATAACAAATTATTTAGTAGGTTTAGAGAATGGAATCGAAGTAGATATTAATGAACCTGCCATAAAAGAAATATTTGGTAATAAAGTTTATAAAGATTTTAAAGAAACTCAAGCAAACACAATAAGAGTTAGTTCTTTTAAATCAGAAATATTTAATTCTAAAGTTGGTGATGAACAAAAAATATTAGATAGTTTTGAATTAAACTCTGACAACGTTGCTGAAGATTTAAAATATAAACAAAAAGTAAA